AGTAAAATTAAAGTGCAGAAAAAATCCGAAACTGAATATTCTATAATTCATGAATGAATTGAAAACCGTTCTTTGCTTCTGGTGTGGTTGGCCAGATGCGTTGGTTCTCGCTTTCTGTTCGTTGCTTTCTGGTTACGCCGAGTGAGAGGAGCTCGAGTTGGGAAGGAAATTCCGTTCTTTTGAGCTGATCGATCGTCTCGTAGTAGCCGGCTCTGATCATCCATTTGAGTTGCGTCCATCGTGGTTTGATTCCTTTTTGTTTGACGAGCTTGGTGAATATGAGTTCACATAGTTCGTGGAATCGCTTGCTTGAGCCAAGTGCGGCTTGTGCAAGTCCGAGTGCGGATGCAGCTAATCTCCCGAGGTCTTGTGGTCGCTCTGGAAACATTAGATGTCTGAGTAGGTCCTCCTCAGTACGGAATGGTGCGCCGTAGTGATTTGGGTAGCTGAGTACTGTGGCTTTGTGTGCATTGCCAAGTATAAATGACTTCTTCACGTTGAGCTTAGCGTTGAAGTATTTCTCTGCTACTGCTGAAAACATGATTAGGAAGTCGTTGCCATAGATAACAAACATTTGTTCGAAGAAAGCGATGATTGAATCGTCTCCTTGGAAGCGTGCCCAAAACAACTTGGAGTTGACATTGACGCCGAGCTTAAGTAAGCAAGTGTATATCATGATCGCGTTTGCGAAAGTGTCCATGAGTTGGGTTTGTTGGTATCCTGAGCCGAAGCCATTCCAATTCCATTTCCATAACTCGCCGTTAGGCAGTAGGATCGGTGTGTCTGTGATTGCAGCGCACATCCATTCCCATAGTCTTTCGACTTTGTTTGGATCGCCAGGTGTGGCGTTTGGATATTCGTTGGTTGGTTCGTATTGAGTGAAGTCAAAGTATTGTCTCCAGATTCTGTGAACGATGCGGATGAGTTGGTGAAGTAGTCGTTTGTCAAACTGACTCCAGTCCATGCCTGTGATTGTGCTTGGTGGTCCGTGTTCGTAGATTTCTGAAAATAGCCTTTGCCATCCTCCTTTGCTCATTTCTCTTCCCCAAAGTAGACGTCCTGCGTCTGTGTTCAAGTAGCTGGCTTGTAAAGGCCAAATGAAAGGTTGCTCTGCTTGTAGTAGTAGCTTCGT